CCCTTCCGCTTTTTGGATGCTCACCCTTCAGCACGACTTTGGAACCCTTTCCGCCCCCCGCTAGGAGGGTGGAAAGGGTTACCGTGGACAGGTAGTTAACTTCGATCATGCGCCAACCCCCTGAGCGATCTCCTTCGCTATGCGGGCTTTCGAGCCGTGGGGATTGATCCAAATCGACCGTTGGTTTGGCTTTGCCAACCCTACGCATAACAGGCAGTCCTCACAGGCTAGGTCATGCGTTTCCGCAAGGCACTCCCGTATCCCTTCGGGACGCTCCCCGCTAACGTGGAAATAACGCAAGCCGATTTCATCGGCGCAAATCCTAGAGGATTCGGTTTCGGTGCTTGCCATGAAATATTGACCGTATTTCAAAGCTAATGCCTTCGGCATCTGATGCCAGTCATGGAAGTAGCCCGTCCATCCTTCGGATGCTTCGGCAATCGCCTTCACCTTTGCCAAAGGCAACAGGCTAGGGTTGCCATAGGCTCCGAACCTGACCTTACGGTCACCGAATACCTTACCGTAGTCCTTCGGACTAAGCTCAGGATAAGCTCCGTTTTTGAAGGCTTTCCATATGCCAAGCGGAGCTTGTCCTACGTTGACGTAGCAACCGTTACCGCTTGCAAATTTGCAACCCTTGCAAACTCCGTTTGCATCCGAACCTGTTTTGACCGATTCGACGGGGCTTTTGTTGGTTTCAAGAAACCAAAGCTGGATCATGTCACCAGTTTTTCGATTGGTTGATTTTAGCGTAGCTATGACCACAAACTCGATGCCGTCCACCGTTCCACGGTGAACGACGTGACCTGTTGGTTTTTTCATGTTAATATCTCCGATATTAGGGGTTAAACCCCTAAGTTGATGATTTGAGTCCGTTTGAGCAAATCTTCGATTGCCTCTTTTTCGCTGTTGCCTTGCCCTGCTGGGCAACCTACGCAAAGCCGTTGCATGGAAACTCGTTTCCACATTGCCGACCATTTGATTGTACCCTTTGGGTAATGCTCGTTGTCTATTTCGGTCTTAACCGTTATGAAATCTTCCATTGTAATATCTCCGATATTAGGGGTTATAGGTTCCAAGGATTCAAAGAATCCTTCAGTTGCTGTTCTTGCGGTTCCGAAGGAACGAAGGATACCTCGTCCTGATCTTCGATCACCTCTTCAACGGGTTCCCCTTCAGGGGATGCAACCCATCGAATTTGATTGTTCAACAGCATCCGACGTGTGTTTTTTTCCTCTATAAGCTTTGCTAAATTAGCCATTTGATTTTTCCTCGATTTGATTTTGAATTTTTGAGACTGGAAGCCAACATGATCAGGGACACGCTTTCAAAAAGCAAGACTTTTTTTTTACCGTAGGTAGGTCAGCTACCCGAAAAACCACATCCAACGATTGTCGAAATCCACAGCTACGCTGTGCCATTGGATTTGAGATTGAAGACCAAGCAAGCCCAAAGGGCTTGGGGTTGGAGCGAATCAATTTGTAGCCAAAAGAAAGTCCCCGAAGGGGAAGCCCACCCCCCTAGCCCTAGCAAATCGACACCCCACGCCCTGTCCCCGTTCACCCCGTAGGGTTGAACGCCTTAGAGTGTTTCGCAAGTCTCAGTCGGTCAACAGGTAACGCCCTAAAGGGCGTTAATTAGACATAAAGCATGTTGTACGAATCAGGTTCCATAAGTAGCTGACGGTTAACAAGTTAACCGATAGTAGGAGTCCACCCAAAGCACCGATCCCCTCTCATGGGCATAATGCGGGGGGAGGGGGGGGTCATGCTCGCACGATGGATGATTGCATGGAACTGATTACCGCTCACAAAAAAATTCTGACAATGGGCTTGCAAAGCTCCTTTGCAGGTATTTATACTATGGTGACATGAGTGCGATAAAGCGTGATCCTGACGCAATCCCCGAAAACATGCCACCGCTTGAGGAAGCCGAGAAGAAGTATCCAGCGGTTTACACGGGTGAGCGTATGCGTAAGAAGTCCCCTGAGAAGTACGCTAGGGTGGTTGAGATGTTGGTTGCTGGGGCGAAGCTGACGAACATAATGAAGGAGTGCAAGGTGGGTCGCAACACGGTGGCGGCGATAAAGTCTAGGGAGAAGGAGTGCATAGAGGCTGGTCAGCAGATGACGAAGGGCTTGACGAGTTTGGCTGTGCAGATGTCCTTGGAGAAGATTTTGGAGAAGCTGGAGGAGGACAAGATACCAGCGGGGCAATTGGCTATATTGTTTGGCATATTGCGGGACAAGGAGATTCGTGATCAGGGACAGCCAACGCATACCATTGAGGTGCGAAAGCGTGTCAGCATAGAGGACGTGAGGGCGGAGCTTGAAGGCATGAAGAGGGCTGAGGTAGTGGAGGGAGAGTTGTTGGATGGCTCTTAGTTGGACTTCACACCCCGTGTTAAAGACACCCACGCGCGAGGAGCAGTTGGCGATGGGAGCCGACAAGTTGTTGAAGTTTTGGGAGCGTAGGGAGGAGGCTATGGAGATGGAGGCTGACGATCCGTTCCGATATGGATATGAGCCTGACTATTGGACGAGGGCTGACGATACCTTGTCCTCTCACGAGGAGATACTCCTGATGGGCGGTAACAGAAGTGGAAAGAGCGAGTGGGCGGCGAAGAAGGTCGTGGAGTGCTTGGTGAACAATCCCTCGACGATCATATGGTGTTTGACGGAGACGTCGGCTAACTCGATTCAGTTTCAGCAGAAGATGATATACAAGTATTTGCCGAAGGAGTACAAGCACTTGGGGCGTGGAAAGGTCGGATACGTGGTGTATAGTTTGCGGAATGGCTTTACTTCCGCCAAGTTTTCGTTGCCGAACAAGAGCGAGGCGATATTCCGAAACTGGAGTCAGGACTTGAGTACGGTCGAGGGTGGTGAGATAGGATGTCCAGAGGAGCCTGTGGAAGGAACTCACAACATAGGTTTTTGGGCAGACGAGTTGATTCCGCTGAGTTGGCTTGAGACTTTGAGGTTTCGTACCGTGACTAGGGCGGCTAAGGGGATATGCACTTACACGGCTGTGGATGGGTGGAACGCCACGACTAGGAGTTTGTTGACGGGAGCTAGGACGGTTGAGTCGGCTCCAGCGAGTTTGTTGGGTGGCGAGGAGGTTCCAGTCGTGATGCAACCTTTGAGGAAAGCGAGCAGTATAGTTTTTTTCCACACGGAGGACAATCCTTGGGGTGGGTGGAAGTCGATGAAGACTCAGCTTGAGGGTGAGAAGCGTGACGTGATATTGTGCCGTGGTTACGGATTGCCGACGAAAGCGGCTAAGACGGTTTTCCCCAAGTTCACTGCCCGCAACGTGGTGAAGGATAGTGAGGTTCCCGTATTGAAGGAGGGAGCTGAGGCTAGGTGGTTCACGGTGATTGATCCAGCGGGGAGCAAGCCTTGGTTCATGTTGCTGGTGGGAATTGATCCGCATGGCGTTCATTGGGTGGTGAAGGAATTCCCTGATGCGTCGATGGGCGAGTGGGTTGATTTGACGAAAGGTGACAAGGGTACGGCTGGCGAGGCTCAGAAGCCGAATGGTTACGGGATAGAGGATTACGCTAGGGAGATCAGGGCGTTGGAGGGAGGTCGTGACGTGGAGCGTTTGATAGACCCTCGTTTGGGAGCGGCGAGTTTTCAGAAATCGGAGGGGGCTAGTAACATAATAGACGAGTTGACTTATGGGGCTGACTTGGAGGTGTATCCAGCGGAGGGGCTTGACGTCGAGGTGGGGGTACAGGCTATTAATAGTTTGTTGTCATGGGACGAGGACGAGGAGATGGGGTATGGCAACATGCCGAGGTTGATGGTGAGTGACGCTTGTCAGAATTTCATAGTGGGGATGAACGAGTGGGTGAATGACGGCAACTCGAAACATCCGAGCAAAGACCCTTGCGACTGCATAAGATATTTGGCTGTGGGAAATTATCAGTACCATGACGAGAAGGAAATGACGCAAACCCCAACGGGAGGATATTGATGCCGAAGAAGATAACGAAGGAGCAGGAGGAGGAGATAATTGGCTTGAAGAAGGCTGGTTTCGCTCAAAAGAAGATAGCGAAGATGACGGGATTGTCCGACTTCACGGTCAAGAGGGTGTGGCGTGAGAGCAAGGAGAAGGAGGACGTTCCCGAACCTGAGCCAGTCAGTCAGTATCACGTGGCAACGGTGGTCAGGTTGGTTCCGAACAACCGCATGGTGCTTGCGGAGATCGAGGGCATGGAAGGCAGGGTGAGGTTGATAAAGAAGTTTGGGAAGCCCGACACGCTGGGCAAAAAGGCAATGAGGTGCGAAAGGATAGAGGATGACTTGTGGCGAGTGGTTAAGCTCTAGAGAGGAGAGGGAGGGTCGCATAACGTCGGCAACCTCTTGGATGATCGTGCGCGAGTTATTGGTGATGGAGCGTGATGACAGGGACGAGGTAAGAGAGTTTGACATACAGGAGATAGCTGATTTTTGTGGGGTTGACAGAAGACATATTGCGAGAATAGAGCGTTCCGCTCTAGCCAAAGTAAGGGAGAAATGCGTAGAATTCGCTGATTATGGGAAAGCAAAAGGAACAGTACGACTTTGATCCGAGAGAGCCTGACGTCGAAGACCTTCAGGGTGATTACGACAGGATGGTAGCCGAGTTGGGGTGGTGGGTTAACCAAGCGGAAAAGAACCGTGACCTGCGTTACAACATGTGGGCGGGGAAGACCGACGATGGCAGGAAGCATGGGGAGGATGCGTTCCCGTGGGACAATGCCAGCGACTTGGAGCCTATGTTGACCAACACTATAATTGACGCAGACGTTGCCATGTTGAAGGGAGCGTTGAGTCGCAGTAACTTGGTTGCCTCTCCCGTGGAGAGCGGGGACTTGAAGACGGCGGAGTTAGTGACGCAGTTCATGCGTTGGTTGTTCTTCACTCAGATGGAGGAGTTGCAGAGGGAAGCTGGCATAGCGGCTAACTGCATGTTGGAGAAGGGCTTGGCTGTGATGGGGGTATACTGGAAGCGCAACGTGAGGCGTGTTTACAGGGAGTTGTCCTTGGAGGAGTTGTTGGCTAATTTCCCCGAAGTGGCTGAAGACCCCGATGGGTTGGAGAATTTGTCAACTAATCTTTATCAATTGTTTCCCCAGCTCAAGAAGAACAGGATAGAGCGGATGGCGAAGGAGTTGAGGGAAGAGGGCGTTACGAATTATCCGACTGAGGTATTGTCCGAAAACCGTCCCTCCATAAGGACTTATGAGTTGGGTCGTGAGATAGTCTTTGACCCTAACATTACTGATTTGCAGGAAGCTAGAACGATTTATTGCGTCCATTGGTACACACCCGAAGCCTTGAGGGACAAGGTTATATCGGATGGCTGGGACGAAGACTGGGTGGACGAGTGCATAAAGATGGGAGCTGGCGGGCATTACGAGATGCCTGACACGAGTCGCTTGGCTAACATAGCCAATGGTTTCGAGAACGTGGACTTGGGAGCGGGGAGCGGGCTGATCAGGACGATACAGGCATACCGCAAGGAAATAGACGAGGACGGTGTCCCGCTTTTAAGCACTACTATATTTAGTACGCGCGTGGAGGGATATGCTTCTTATGACGTGGTCAACTATGATCCAGTCAGGTATCCGTTCGTGGCGTTGACTAGGGAGAGCCTGTCACCGAGGTTGTTGAACTCACGGGGAATCCCCGAACTTTTGAGATCGTCCGAGTTGGCGATCAAGACGGAACTCGATTCAAGGCGTGACAGAGCGAGCTTGAGTACGGTTCCCCCGATAGAATATATGGCTGGCAGAGCGCCTAAGACGATTGGACCAGCGGCTAAGATTCCCGTGAGAAGGCGTGGGGAGGTCGGTTTCATGGAGATTCCGAAGCAAACTGCGGCATCCGCTGAGATAGAGAACTCCATAAGGAACCAAGCGTTGAAGGTTGTGGGCAGACCCACGAGCGAGCTTGATGCCGTCGAGGCTAATCAGATCAGGCAGGGGCTTGTGAATGATTGGCTGTTTGGGTGGAAGCAGATTTTGAAGCAGGTATGGGCGTTGCAAAGACAGTACGGCGATCCCGAAGTATGGTTCAGGGTGACTAATAATCAGGAGGGCGCTCAGTTAATTGCTGACAACACGGCTGAGGTTTATGATTTCGAGATAAGCTGGGACGTTCAGAACTCCGACAAGGAGGTCATGCTGATGAAGATGGAGAAGATCGGTCAGGTCATGGCTCAGTATGACAGAAACGGGCAAGCTAATTTCGGTGAGTTCATGAAGTCCTTCATTGAAGCGATTGACCCGAACTTGGCTAGTCGTTTGATCATTCCGCAGGAAACCGCCACGATGAAGGAGGTGGAGGAGACTAGCGATGACATTGCCAAGATATACAGCGGGCAGGTTGTTAACGCCCCGCAGAACGCAAACCCTCAATTGCGTATGCAGGTGATCGAGAATTGGATGAAGGGTACGGAAGAGATTCCAAACTTGGAAATCCAACAGCGCATGGAGAACGATGAAAGCTTCAGGGCTAGGATCGAGACGTACGTTGGTCAGCTTCAGCATCAGCAACAGCAAGCTCAAAATGCCTTAACGGGGCAACTGGGTACACCAGCGGGCAACGTGCCAGCCAGTAGTTGACATGGAACTGTCGGTTGCATTGGCGAGGCTGGGGAGTGACGAGTACTTTGCGGCAGTCGTTGAGTTCGTTAAGTCGGAGCGCGAGAGGTGTTTGGTTGACTTTCAGAATTTGGATATGGTTGAAAAACCACAAGCTCTTGCATATCTTGCGGGAGAGATAGCGGCTTTTGACAGGTTATTGAAAATCGTTGACGATCAGACAAGCTAGGGGTAGCGTAGGGGTAGGATGCGTCAACGGGTTTATCCTGTTACCCTCTTCGTCTTGGTGCAGATGAAGGGGGTTTTTGTTTGATGGAGGGAGAATCGTCTAAAATTTGTTTTGGCGTAATAAGCGCAGAGGGAAGGCAACCCTAAACCAAATGCAGATATGGCAGAAGAAGTAATGGCTGAGGCTCCGAGCCAAATATCGGGAGCAGAGAAGTCTGGGAACTTGGGAGTACTTGATCTAGCGGCTCAATTGTCGCAGGGAGGGGAAGCCGAGGAACTCGCTTCCGAGGAGCAATCCGAGGAAGTCTCCGAGACAGTTGACGAGTTGGAGGGAGTACCTGAATCCGACGAGTCAGAGACTGAAACGGAGGAGGACGGTGACGTTCTTTCGCAAGGTGAGCAGGAAGAGGAGCTTGAGTCCGAGGAGGAGGCTGAGGAGGAATCCGAAGAAGAATCCGAGGAAGGTCAACCGCCGAAGGGCGTTCAGAAGCTTCTGAAGCAGGTCACGAAACTCACGGCTAGAGCAAAAGGAGCCGAGGAGGAGAGGGACGAGCTAAAGGAGCGGTTGGACAAACTGGAGAGTTCGTCGGGATCGAGCGAGGTATCTTCAGGTAATACTGGAGTTGCCGAGATCGACAAGGCGAACACACCCGAACAGCTCGAAAAAATCCGCCAAAACGCATTAGCCGCAAAGAAGTGGGCGATGGAACATTTGGGGAAGGATTACGTAGAGGTCGGGGAAGAGAGTTACG